ATTTAAGAAGTAGGTTAAGTATGGCAGCACAAAACAACTTGATGATAGAAGCCGGAACCGACTATGAATCAATCGTATATATAGGAGTCGGTGATGCCTCTTACTCATTTACAAATAAAGAGTTTAGAGCAACCTTGAATGCTACTTACGGCGGAGGAACGCATCTAAGTTTCTCGATTAAAGAAGACTCAGCCAATAAAAAGATAACTTTATCGTTACCACAAAACATTACAGCAACACTTGCGTCTGGAATTTGGTATTGGGATTTAATCGAAAACGAAAATAAGTCTTTTTTAGTTGCAGACCAATTAGGTTCTGGAGCAGGTGGCAACGCATTTACTACAGTTAGTGGGGACGCTACTGTAGAGGTAAACTGGACTGGACACGGACTTACTTCAGACGATAAAGCTATAATAACTAGCTCTTCTAGTTTGCCGGGCGGATTCGCAAATGGTGCATTAGATGGAACAAAAACCATAACAATCGTGGATGATAATAATTTTACTTTTGAGGCAGGAGGGACGGCAAACGCATCAGCAACAGCCGGATTCGCAAATGTTAATTCTACTTTCAAAACAAGCAGACTTCTAGAAGGGGATGTATTGGTCACTCCATATGTAACCAATAGAACTGACGGGGAGGCAAGCACATAATGGCTAGCATTCAGGTAAGACCGCCAACAAGTTTTTCTATTAAAACAGCTACTGCTGGTTCGGCAGTTTCAACCGCTGTAACCGTTGGAACATCTACTCCGGCTACTAGCACAGGAAATCTTTGGTTTGATACTGCCGTTGGATTTTTAAAAGTATATGATGGTAGTAATTGGGACGCTCTAGGGTTAGTTGACTCTGACAATGATGGTAGATTTGAGTTTGATTCTACTTCTAACGGAGTATCTGCATTAACAAATGGTCTGCTAGCATCTTTTAGCAATAATGGTACAAGTATATTTTCTATTACCTATGATGGAATTACAAAACTAAGAAAAATAACAGGTTCTGCCCCAGCGGCAGTAACTGGAGGCACATATACCGATGGAGATGATTGGTATCTAGGTGTTGATTAATAAATAATAAAAAAAGGATATACAAATGGGGCTAATAAAGAATTTAAAAACTGCAAAAAATACTGTGACTGAGGGCTACGATGGAAAATTTAATATTAAAGAGGTAAGTTATCTCTTAAATATCATTGAAAGCATTGACCACAATGGTAAAATGCTTGAACAAGCGTTATCCTGTAAACAGAAATTGAAAGATAGCCTTGAAAAACTAACAAAATACACGGAGTAAGTTATGGCAACTTGGAAAAAAGTAGTAACCGAGTCTGCTGCCGGGGAGATTTCCCAAAATGCAGCAGGACTAACAACAGAATTAGCAATAGCATCAGGAGGAACCGGAGCAACTAATGCGTCAAATGCTATATCGGCATTAGGCGCAGCTAGAAGTGGTGCAAATAATGATATTACATCAATCACGGGACTTACAACCGACTTAGCCGTAGCACACGGTGGTACTGGTTCAGGTACCGCAAGTGCTGCTCGTACCGCTTTAGGTCTAGCAATCGGTAGTGATGTTCAGGCTTTTGGTACTCATTTATCTACTTGGGGAGTTGTTTCGCCATCAACGAATGGTAAATCTCTTGTAGCTGCCGCTGATTATGCTGCAATGAGGACGTTACTTGCAGTTGCTCCTCTTGCCTCACCTACTCTTACTGGAACTCCTTTGTCAACAACACCATTAACATCGGATAATACCACAAAAATAGCAACTACTGCCTATGTTAAGGCTCAAGGATATGCAACAGCATCTGGAGATATAGAAGGCGTAACGGCTGGAACAAATCTTAGTGGCGGTGGAACTAGCGGTACAGTTACCATTACTCTAGCAGATGCTTCTGCTACAGCAAAAGGTGCAGTCGAGCTAGCAACTACTGCCGAAACTAACACAGGAAGTGATACTGCAAGAGCAGTAACTCCTGCTGGCTTAGAAAGTTGGACAGGCAATGATAATATTACTACTTTGGGAGATATAGCACAGGGTACTTGGGAAGGTGGTGTTATAGCCGAGGCTTATCTCCAAAATCAAAGTGGGACAAATACAGGTGATGAAGCCGCAGCAAGTGCAACAGCAGCAGGTATTGTAGAACTTGCCACAGCGGCTGAAGTGACTTCTGGTACTGATACTTCAAGAGCAATTACAGCGGCTGGAGTAAAGGTAGAATTAGATAAGAAATCTTTAATAGCCGGAAGTGCTAGTATCGTAACAGTAGGTACTATCGGAACTGGTACTTGGCAGGGTACAACAGTTGCTGTAGACCAAGGTGGAACTGGAGTAACAACAAAAACTGGAACTGGTAATGTGGTATTGAGTGCTAGCCCGACATTTACCGGGACAATAGATGCTGCTGCTATCACAACCTCTGGAGACCTAACTGTAGGTGGAACATTAATCTCTACTGAAACTGAAATTCTCAAAGTTGAAGACAGTATGATTATTGTTAACGCTGGAGTAGGTACTGGCTCAACTGCTTTCGATGGCGGAATAATGGTTGAACGTGGCGATAATGTGACAGGAACTCAGGGTGTAGTTAAAGTTGCCGGAGATAATGTCGGTATTATGTGGGACGACAGCGAAGGATATTTTAGGTTTTCTTCTGGTCCGTCAGATACTGCATTTTTTGCAGGAGGCTATCTAGCTCAAGCTAGCAACAGCACGGGGACTGCTCCGGCTGATGACGAATCTGGAGCAATAGGTTCAATTCACGTTAAAACTGATACTCAGCTTGTTTACATTAGAACAGCTTAACAACATATGGCGTTATATAGTACAAAGCTAGATGAAGAAGAGGCTCTACTAATTAAAACGATTATTGAGTCAAATAATTTTTCTGGTAAAATTGTTGAAAATATTGCTGCTATAAAATTGAAAATGATAAAGATAATAGCTAGTCACGAAAAAAAGACAGGTGATGTTGTTAGTAACGAGCAGCCTGAAGGATTTGAAAGGGTTAAGTAATGGCAACTTGGAAAAGAGTATTAACTACTGACGACACTTCAAGTGGACCTACAGGACCTCAAGGTGCAACTGGACCTCAAGGTGCAACTGGACCGAATGGACCTAACGGACCGACTGGTAATACTGGACCACAGGGTCCAACAGGTATTACAGGGGGAACGGGACCAACAGGAGCAACTGGAACAGCAGCGGGCTTTGGAACACCTACTGCTAGCACAGGCTCGATTGGAATTACGGCTAGCGGACCAGCTACATCTAAAATATTTGCTTTTTCTATACCTGCTGGCGCAAAGGGTGATACAGGTAACACAGGTCCAACTGGTCCAACTGGTCCAACTGGGACAACGGGTAATACTGGTCCAACTGGGACAACGGGTAATACTGGTCCAACTGGACCGCAAGGAACTGCTGCTGGAGTTGGCACGCCAACGGCAAGTGCTAGAAGTGCTGGAACTAGCCCAACAGCATCTGTTAGTGGACCTAATACAGCAAAAGTTTTTGCATTCGGCATACCTACCGGAGCAACAGGGGCAGCTGGCGGGACAGGACCAACAGGACCAATAGGACCATCGGGACCAACGGGGATTACAGGGGGAACGGGACCAACGGGTAATACTGGTGTAGCTGGACCAACGGGTCCAAATGGACCAACTGGTCCTCAAGGAACGGCAGCAGGAGTAGGAACACCCATAGCATCTGCACGCTCATATTTATTAGCCCCAACAGCATCCACAAGCGGTCCAAATACTGCAAAGGTGTTTACCTTCGGTATTCCAAGCGGTTCTCCGGGTTCAACTGGCGGAACAGGACCAACTGGTGGGACAGGTCCTACTGGTGGGACAGGTCCGACAGGTGGTACTGGTCCAACTGGGGGAACAGGTCCTACAGGACCAACTGGAGCAGCAGCGGGAGTAGGAACACCAACGATTATAACTGGTTCGCTTGCTGTATCTGTTAGTGGACCAAATACGGCTAAAGTATTTGCATTTCGTATCCCCGCTGGAGCAACAGGTTCAACTGGACCAACGGGACCAACTGGTCCAACTGGAGGAGCGGGTCCGGCAGGACCAACGGGAACTACAGGTAATACAGGACCTACTGGTCCAACGGGGACTGCTGCTGGATTTGGTACACCTACTGCTAGCACGGGTTCTATAGGAGTATCCTCTAGTGGACCCGCTACTGCGAAGGTGTTTGCTTTTTCTATACCTTCTGGAGCAACAGGTTCAACTGGACCAACGGGACCAACTGGACCAACTGGACCAACTGGCGTAAAGGGTGACACAGGTAACACAGGTTCAACGGGTTCAACGGGGACTGCTGCTGGATTTGGTACGCCGACAGTAGCTACTGGGTTGCCCGGCTCAACTGCTAGCATAGCTGCTAGTGGACCAGCTACTGCAAAAATATTTGCATTTACAATTCCAAGAGGAAATACTGGAAGTACAGGTGGGACAGGTCCGACAGGTGGAACTGGTCCGACAGGTGGTACTGGTCCGACAGGTGGTACTGGTCCCGCAGGTGGGACAGGACCAACTGGGGGAACAGGTCCTACAGGTCCTACTGGAGCAGCCGCAGGATTTGGGACTCCCACGGCATCTGCACGCTCATTTTTATTAGCCCCAACTGTTACGGGAAGTGGACCCGCTACCGCTAAAGTATTCGCATTTGGCATTCCAAGCGGTTCTCCGGGTTCAACTGGCGGAACAGGACCAACGGGAGGAACGGGTCCAACTGGTCCAACTGGCTCAGGGGGTGGAACTGGACCAACTGGTCCAACGGGCTCAACTGGTCCGGCAGGTTCAACTGGACCGACTGGTGCGGCTGGAGTTCCTGATTATGAAGAAGGGTCTTGGACTCCCACATTAAATTCTGGCTGGAGTCATTCTGGCGGTTCGACAAATAATAGATATACAAAAATAGGTGCATTTGTTCATTTATGGGGACATATTGATAATTTTTCTGGTTCTTCGTCAACACAAGATTTACAAATAACAGGTCTCCCCTTTACAGTTAAGCATAGTGCGATTGGTGGAGATTGTATGTTAAAATACGTTAATTGGAATAGTAAGGGTGGCAATGTTTCTCCGTATGTAAATACATCTGAAATCTTATATTTCTTTGAAACGGCTCCCGGATATGAATGGACTAAAGTATCTACGGCTGACCTTACTTCAGGCTCAACAGATGACATATATTTTTCAATACAATACGAAACAGACGATTAAAGGAAGTACATAATTATGGCACTTAAAAAAGAAACAATAATAGACAAAATTGAAGTCATTGGTGGATTTAAGAAAATAGGAATAAGGGAAGCAACGGTTCTTTACGAAGGTACTGATGCAAGTGGTTGGACAGAGTTATCACGCTCAATGCACAAAAAGGTTTTAACTCCTGATGTAGATGTATCGAGTGAACCAACCGAAGTTCAAGATATAGCCAACCTAGTTTGGACAGATGCAATCAAAGCATCTTGGGCTAGTTATGTTGAAATAGTAAATCTTGAAAATGACTAAGTATGACTAAGCTGTGACTAAGTTGGGAATACAATCACAATATAACATAATATAAAGGGAATTGAGGGTAAAAAATAATGACAAAAACGGAAGAGAGAGAAGTAAGAGATGCAATCTTTGAAAAATACTATATTGTTGATGATTTATATGATGAAGTAGAGATAAAGAATATTGAAAAATCTATAGAACATATTAGTTATGCTCAGGCAGATACGGTTAGCAAGGACCCTGATGATGATTACAGGGTATCTAGCGTTAAGTGGATACCTTTTGAAAACGACTGGATATACGACAGGATTTGGGAGCATTCCAATATTGCTAATAATGAATTATGGGGATTTGATGTTATAGGGTTTAAAGACTCCGCACAATTTACAAAATATACAGCCCCTACAGGCAAATATGACTACCACCTAGACATAAACGGGGAAGGGATTAATCATCGCAAAATAAGCGTAATTTGCGCCTTAAACGATGGCTATAAAGGTGGGGGTGTAGAGTTCAAAACTGGTAGGGAGACTCACGCACTAGATTTAAAAAAGGGTCAAGCTGTTTTTTTCCCGTCGTTTTTTTTACATAGGGTGTTGCCAATCACGGAAGGAGTAAGAAAGAGCTTGGTTCAATGGATTTCTGGAGAACCATATCGATGAGGTTTTTAAATATAATATTTATTTCTTATATTCTGTTTAGTATATTCTGTTTAGTTATGGATAAAAATAGGAAGTTACTTGAGTGAACAGCCCAAAACTGCTAGAAGTTATAGGGGGACTGTGGTTGATGATAACGCTATTGTTTCTATTAACCTTAAATGGTTGGGTCAGTTACTTGTCCTTGTTGCTATGCTCGTTTATGGTTATTGGCGCATTGAAAGCAGATTGGGTAACCTTGAAGAAGCGATGCTTACGGCAGATGTTAAGATTGGGGACCTTCTTGGTAAACACATCGTGGAGGAGACTTTACAAAGAGAGCAGCTAGAAGAGAAAGTAAGTTTTTATGAGAAAGAGTTTAACATAAACCCCCTAAGCTGGGGAAAAAGAAAAGGGAATCGAAAAAAATGAGTGAAGAAAAAAAGTATATTGACAAGTGTTCAATAAAACAAAAGGACTTTGAGAATGGCGGAAGTGTGTTAAACTGCGCTTTTGGTATAGACGAGTTAAAGGAAATAGCGGTTGATGGTTGGGTTAATATTACTATTTGCGAAAGAAGGGAACCTTCGGAAAATGGAAAAACTCATTATGCTAAAGTAGACACATATAGGAGCAAGAAGGCAGACACTAAAAGTGATGACTTGCCTTTTTAGATAGTTACTATGCCTATGCCGTTTATGTGCCACGAGTGTGATAAATACACAAGGAACAAAAACGGTATATGCAGCACCTGTTTAGATATGCTAGCACGACCAGCAGCACCAGCTAAACCAGAAAAAAAAGCTAGTGTCCCAAAGAAGGTTAAGGATGACTGAATTTCTAGAAGTATATTCAGAGGCGGGAATGATAGGGGTTGTGGGTGTTATGTTTTGTTTTATGGTATATCAAAATGCCAAAAGAGCCGAAGAACAAGGAAAGTCCATAAATGATTTACAGATTGAAAACAGGGGTCAATCAGAGACTCTTGAGAATACTGAAAGTATGATTATCAAATTAATTGAACGATGGAACAAGTCGGATGATACTTCTCTTAGACATAGGGAAGATATTCTTCGTGAAATTTCAGACTTAGCTGAGAAAGTAAGCTACCTGTCTGGAAGAGTAAATGGGAATAAATGATAATGGATAGTCTAAGGGTCACAGGTATAAGCACAAGTTTGGGGCTTGCATATTGGACAGACCTACTTTCCGGTGTTTTGATGTGTATAATGTTTGCGGTACAGATTTACTATTTGTATCTAAAAACAAAAAAGATAAAGGAGTCATAAATGGAATGGTTAGCTGAAAATTGGGAAACGGTTCTTGTTGTTTTTTTCTGTTTAGAAAAAATAGTAAAGCTGTCCCCGTCAGACAAAGACGATATTCTTGTGGATGTTGTATTTCAAGGTTTAACTAAAATGATAAAGGGAGAAGAAAAATGAGTTGGGCATCAAAATATGTGCAGAGACAAGTTAGAAAGAGAGGACTGAAGGGGTTTATCATTTGGGTATTAGACTTGGTTGCAAAAGCTACTCCGTCTAAAGAAGACGATAAAATTGTTGCAAAAATCAAAGAAGCAATGAAATCTTTTTAAAGCCACCCTTACGTTCAGCATAGTATTTGCTTGTCGTTGTTTAAATCTTTACATTAAGAGCGATGAATCAGACGCAAATTAGACGAGTAATCCAAAAGGTCTTAAACAACTTAGGGTACGATTCAGAAGATGCCCTAGAAATGGTTTTCCTGACAGGGTTAGTCGAATCAAAATATAACTACTTAGAGCAGTTAGGTTCTGGACCAGCAAAGTCCTTTTTTCAAATAGAACCAAATACCTGCAAGGATATAATTGAAAACTATCTTTCCTACAAAATAACTACCCGTCAAAAAGTGACAGAAACAGCAAAGCTATATGATGGCTGGCATAAAGCTAGCACCGAACAATTAGCTTACCTGCTGGAAACAAATATCGCTTTTGCCATCTGTATGTGTAGGTTGCATTACAGGAGGGTCCCGACGGCTTTGCCGAAAAAAGGGGATGCTAGAGGGTTTGGAACATACTGGAAAAAATGGTTTAATACACATCTTGGGGCAGGAACCATTGAAAAATTCCTAGAAGCAGAGGGTAGACGTAAAGACGAGTAAAATCAAAATGCCTAAAAAAGATGACAAATTCGGTGGCAAAACAACTTGGACACAGGAACAACGGGACGTTGCTGAAGATTTAATAGGAAAAAAACACTCGTATTCAGAAATAGCTCGTAGATTATGTGAATTATACCCTGAATACAACTTTACAGCCAACTCAGTTAGAAACCAAAAAAGGACAGGACGACTAGGTGTCAATCCAACCATTCCTCTTTCGGCTGACCGAGGCAGACACAGGAAATCAAAACCCAGACAGGAAAAAGAAGTTTTTACTGCTGAACCAAACAAAAAACCCGATTTTGAACCCGGTCACGATTTTTCATCTTTAGGTAATTATGCAATATTAGACTATCGTGGAGAGCAAAACCCGTCATCCCTAGAAGAATTATTAACTGCTTGTGATGTAGATAGGTCTATTTGGCAAGTAGAACGCTACGTTGTAAATAAGTGGGAAGTAGCTATGAAGTTACAAGAGGCGATTGTTCACCGCCCATTGTTTCAAGTAAAGGCTTGGTTAGTGAGAGAAAAACCGATTGTTGTAGAGTTTCCGACAATTAAGCCAATAAACCCAATAAATGTACCCTCTCCAAAACCCTTAAATATGAAAACCTATGGCAGCAGGAAAGATAAGCTAGCATTAATTATACCAGACGCACAGGTGGGATTTTCTAGGAATTTCCAAACGGGAGAACTAGACCCGTTTCACGACAGGAGAGCATTGGACTTATGCTTGCAAATGGCAGAAAAGCACCAGCCTGATGAAATCATCCTGCTGGGGGATATGCTAGACCTTCCAGAGTGGTCCGATAAGTTTATGATAAGCCCAGAGTTCTATTGGACAACTCAACCCGCAGTAAACGAACTCTATTGGTGGATAAAAGAACTAAGACAGCACACTAATAAAATGATATATATTGAGGGGAATCACGAGTTAAGAATGTCTAAGGCTGTTGTAAAAAATATTATCGCTGCGTACAATTTAAAGCCTGCTAACGAACCTAATAAAAATAGCCTCACAGTTCCTACTCTGCTAGCACTTGATGAACTGGGTGTCGAATATATGGGTCCATATCCAGATGGAGAATATTGGATTAACGACAACTTGAGAGTGTCTCACGGGCAAATAGCAAGGAAGGGAGGCGGAAAAACCGCTTCAGCAATCTTAGCAGACGCTAGGAACTCTGAGATTGTTGGACATATACACAGGCACGAAATGGCGCAGAAAACCGTTCATCCGAGAAAGGGCATTAAGACCTACGTTGCGTACTCTCCCGGAACGGTTGCTAGAATTGACGGGGTAGTCCCCGCATATCAAGCTAGAAACGATTGGCAACAAGGTATGGCTCTTGTCCATTTTGAAGATGATAATGGAAAATTTCAAATAGTACCATACAATATTCACGAAGGCGAAACAATGGCTGATGGGGTTATTATGAAATATAGAAAGTCTATAGTCAATAAGCTAAAAAAGACAATAAAATGAGACATATGACAGAAGATGAAATGATTGAATCGCTAAACCAGACGACTGGTAGGGATGCTAGCAGAGTTGATTACGACGAATACTCAAGGTATGATGCAGAGGACAAAAACTACATATACGAGGCGAAAGACAGAAAAAAGCATTTTTTAAGGACGATGATTGAGGATAAAAAGTTTAAAGCAAATAACGATTGGGGAGACCGTTTAGAAAAAGAATTTATTTATTTAGTCCACTCTAATGATAATATGTATATATTCAACGTCACCGAGCTTGTAGGTGAGGGATATAATTTTGGTTGGCACGAGAGACTATGTAAAAAAACAACCGATTTTGGTGAATCTAAGATGGAATTAAAGAAAGTCGGGTACATCCATCTAAATAAGGCGGTTCGAACATATAAAACTTGACAGGCATTAACTTCTGTTGCTAACTTCTGCCAATCAACAGGGAGTATCACTTGAAAGTAGCAGAAAAGAGCAATATTCAATATATAGAACGTATGTTAAGCGTGGACGAGGTTGCAGAAAACCTTAATTGTAGCGTATATACCGTTTATCGAAGACTAAAAAGCGGTGAACTAGGTGGATTTAGAGATGGTGGAACTTGGAAAATCCCAACAAGCGATTATACTAGGTATGTAAGCAATAAGAAAGCGTATCAAGGTACTTATCCTTTATTGTGAACGCTAGTGAACAATAAAGGATAAGTAACTATGAGACTATTGGGAAAGACTCCGATTGTATATTTAAAAAACTTGGATGTTGGAACACCCTTTCACGTTCCAAACACAAGTCTTTACGGAACCATTATAAAGCACGGACAAATGGGGACTAGGGTCATAATGGACGGTTGTGTGAGGTATAACTCGGAAGGGAAAACCTTATACGAAAGAAGAATAGAAACAATCGGAAACAGAACGGAGTGCATAAAAAATGAAAATAGATATACAAGTAGCCAACTTGAAACAATTACAGGAATGGGTAACAAAAACACAGGCGTTAGCAGAGAAAATAGGACTTCCGAAGTTTAGTTTCTTTTTTGGTTACTGCAACACTTGTAATAGAGGGGTACATTATCCAAAAAGGCTAGTAATCCACGACAATGGGGATAACTTTGATATAATGTGCGAATTATGCAACAATAAGCTATCACAAAAATATAACGGAGGGAACGATGGGGAGAGTCAAGGGTAGTAAAATGTTTCAAGATGCAGAAGAGCAAGAGAGAAAGTTTCAAGAATCCTTAGACCAATACACGGACGACTTCTTCGGTGATGACACGAGCGAAAACCTAGAAGTGGACAACAACAACGTAGAAAGAGTCCTCTATAGACACTCTAAGATTGAAAAAGACCTAAGTGAAATGGAAGAAAGAAAGGAAAGTAGTGAGAATTTCTATAACGACGAAATAGATAAAATTAAAAAACAACTAAAGTATCAAAGCCAATGTTTAAAAAGTTTCTTACAAGCAAGTAAGAAAAAAACAATGAAATTCCCAAATGGAACGATTTCTATTAGGAAATCAACTAAGCATCAGTATAACGGGGATGATGAAGTCTTACTAGATTGGTGCAAAAAACAAGAGAGGGTTCTCACAACAACAATGACAAAACCGTCAAAATCTTTAATCATTAAATACATTAAAGAAACGGGATTTGCCCCCAATGATTGGGAAATTGAAGAGAAAGAGTCTTTTAACGTAAAAACAAAAGGAGAATAAGATGCCTGTAAAGATACACAACAAAGAATATAAAACGGTTGCGGAGAGAATAGTTGAGTTCTATGCCAAATACGGAGGAAGCAACGAGACATCAATACATACTGAAATACTAAAAGACGAAGATAGCCTAGTACAAGTTAGGGCTACTATTTCAGTAAATATAGAAGACGTTCAAGTTCTGTATGGAACCGGACACGCTGAAGAAGACAGACGACAGGGAATGATTAATAAGACATCAGCCCTAGAGAACGCTGAAACATCCGCAATCGGAAGAGCATTAGCTAGTATTGGACTAGGCGGTGAAGAGTTTGCATCGGCAGATGAATTAGTTCAGGCTCTTGCTAACCAAAAAAGTACAGCCGCCAAGAAACCTAGCACCGCTGTCACGACGAACAGTTCAGCCAGCAGCGAGAAAAATGCTAGCACAATTAACTTCGGAAAACACAAAGGAAAACCATACAACAAGATTCCTATTCAATATCTAGAGTGGCTGACAGGGAGACCCGACACAGACCAAGAGACTATGGAACTTGCGAAGGCAGAAATCTCAGTAAGAAATTCAATAGGCATTGGGAATCTCACACCGCCTGATGATAAAGATGTCAAAGCCAACGATTCTTGGGAAGTGGATGAAAAAATCTTCAGCAAGGTTGCAAAGACAGAAGAAAAACCAAAAAGCCAAACACCAAAGACGATAGAAAAAAAACAACAAAGCGTCAATGAAATGGTTGCTAGCATAGGCAACGGAGTAGCTCCTGAGTCTCCGGTTATTTCTGAGTCTCCGGTTGCTGATACTCCTTTGTCTCTAGAAAGAAGAAGAAGAGATGTTGCCAATGAACTTACTATTCTATCTCAAGTCTTAGGAATGGAGAAGTTCCAAGAAATTAAGACTAGGGAAGTTGGAGCAAAGGGATTCGCTCAATGCGAACTAGATGAGTTAGAGAAGTTGAAAGAGATAATGGACGGCTCTATCCCAACAAAAACCAAAAAGTCCATTGAAAAACAAGAAGAACTGCTAAATAAAGTTGTCGAAACTTTTGACGGTCAGATTCTTAGCAAATAATGACAAGTAATAATTATTGGTTTCATAGTGAAGGAGAATACATAATGAATCAAAAAAGCAAGAAGGATAAAATCAGAAATTGGCTAGAGGAAGGTAGGTCTATAACGCCTAAAGATGCTTATGAGATGTTTGGCTCGATGAGGTTAGCCTCAATTATCCACGACTTAAAAGCAGATGGATACACATTTAACACCGAGTATGTGAGAAAGGGAAACTCTAAGTATGCTAAGTATTCTTTAGTAATCCCATCAACCCTGTTCGGTTCTTGATATGACTCATCCATCAAAAAGGAAAGGTAATCGTGTTGAGAATCTAGTAAAGGATATCTTTATAGGTCACGGATTTAAGTCAATCCGTGCCTATGCTAGCAACGGTTTAGCTCTGGGGGAACACGAGGAGTGCGACCTAACTGCTGAAATGTTTGGTCACAAATGGCGATTTCAAATAAAAGCTAGGAAGGTAATAGCCAAGTGGATTAAACCTAATATGGAAAACGTGGATGCTCAAATTATCAAGCAAGATAGGGAAGAGCCATTGATAGTAATGCCATTAAGCAGATTTATAGAGGAGTTGAGAAATGCCCGACAATAAGCCCCCGGCTTTTATGTTTTATGCCGGAGATTTCTTATCGAGCATAGATGTTGCTTTTATGGATATGGAGTTGAGAGGTGTTTACATAACTCTGTTAGCATACTCTTGGCTAGAGAACGGGATACCAAATGAAGACAGGAAATTAAAAGTTATCTTACAATGTAGTGACGAGGACACTTACTCAAGGTATAAATCTGAGGTTATAGATGCTTGTTTTAAGCTAGAAAAAAATACTTGGAGACAACCAAGACAGGAAAGAGAAAGAGCCAAGCAACAAGAAAGAAAGGATGCTCACATTAAAGCCGGAAAAATGAGTCAAGATTTAAGGAGAGCAAGAGAAAATAAAAGGGGAAAAGGAGCATTATTGCGTGTGAGTAAAGGGAGCAACGCTCTAGAGTTGGAAAGAGAAGTAGAATTTGAAACTGAATTTTGGAAAGCGTATCCTAGAAAAACAGGAAAGAAGAAAACAAAAGCACTATATAATAAAATAAGAAAAAGCACAAGCAAAGAAGACGTAATAAATGGATTAAAAAACCATATAAAAGGTTGTTGGAGTGGGAAAGAAATTGAATTTATACCATATCCAATGACTTGGCTAAATGGGGAATGTTGGAATGATGATGCTAGCAATATATCTGGTGAGGTCACAAAGGTGATTAAGAGAACTTTTGTGAAGGTTTGCCCCGTCTGTGGAGCAACTAAGGATGGATGCGACAAGAACTCTGTCGATGTTTGCCGTAGGCACAAACCTAGCTTTGATATGTTTTCAGAGAATAAAGTGCTAATGGACGATGATTTACTAATGATTAATGGCATACGTTTAGATTTAGGTTTGGAATTAGTAGGAGAAAAGTAATAAATTTAACAGAACACCCTTAGTATAAATTGGGGTGACAAATGAACAGAGAGCTAGTTTGGTTTGGCTATTAGTCTAGTTCTCAAAAATAAGCGCAAAAGAGAGAAATCTCGATGGTGGATTATTTGGTTATTCTCCAAATTACCCATTTTTATTCACCATCACGCTTATAACCTATAGACGGAGAGAAATATGGCAACAAAAAAAGAAGTAACCGCCCTGAAAGAGAAATATTATGAGGGGAAGAAGGAAGTAAATCGCCTGAATGAGCAGTTAAATCATCTTGGTGGTCATTTAAAAAATGTAATTTTTCATATAGATGAAATATACGCTAAATTACTCGTTGAATCTGACGATGCAAAGAGGAACAGGAATTATAGTAAAAAAGACCTTATTCGCAAGATTAAAGGCATTGTAGACTATTCTATTAGATGGATTGGTGTACCAAAGAAACAAGTCTATCAATGGAACCCATTGGATTTATATAAAAACTATGATTGGTGGGAAGAGAAAAAAGAAGACAGATATTTCGTAGGAAAAGAAATACTAGATTCAATATACCCAAATGAAAAAGAACTAAAAGAAATTTTAGACGGAAGCGGCATTAGTGAGGACGAGCTAAAGACACCGGACTTGGCAGATGCTAGCACGAAAAAATGAAATCACATAGCTCAAGGTGAAGTAGCCGAAACAAATCGCCCTTCGCATTTCAACTCCGCATTAATCAATAGGGGGGCTTGATAAGTAGGTTATTTCACCTTAATATTTAGATAGACACTAGGGAATATATATTGTAAAGTCGTTTCGTCGGCTCACAACTACCTCGGTTTACTCGCCAATTATTTCTTAGTGTCTACATCCTATCCCAATAGGCAAAAAAAAGGGGGAGCATTTTGCTCCCCCTTTCTCCGTTATCTAGGTAGTCAGACTAACCACTTCTTTTTATTGCTTGAATTGTAACCGAAACCACAACTGCCATTATCCCTATGGCTATTGACCAAATTAGGAACCCTACTCCCAATGCTAGCACTTGAACTATCCAACCTGCTACGTCTAGAATTATCATTATTCATCCCTTTTTTGTTCTGTATCTTTATCTTCAAATAAATCATCACAATTATTCAATATGGTTTCACTTAATTGTTCGTGACTCACGCACCAATCCATTTCTTCTTCAGCTATGCCAACTTGTTCTTCCCACGATATTTCTTTAATATCTATTGGAGACATTTCTTCATCCCACCAAGCTATAATAATTTCTTCATTACTATCATAGAGAGAAAGTTTTTTAATAGCATCTTTAATTTTCATCTCTGTACTCCTTATAAAGTTTTTTGTAATTATATTTGTTATGAATATCCCATCTATCATATTGAGCAGATAGCTTTTTAAGTCTTTGATGCGCCTTTCCCCCTTTTTTTATTTTTCCTTTTTCTAATAATTGTTCATAAAAACTTACTAATAAAGATGTTTTCATTTTATAATTTGTCTTAGCCATAGTTATTATCCTTTCTTACAGGGAGAGAGGTCTGACCTTTTTCACAAGACTAATGCACATATCTTGCTACTCTCCCTGTTACATATTAGTTATGCTTAATCAGTTCCCTTGATTGCCTCGGCAAGAGCATTGATTCCCTTAGCCATAGCCTCGATTGATGTTCTTGGAAAAGCCACACCTTTTTTAGTAGGAATCATTTTACCGTCTTCTAGCTTAATCCAAGTCCTAATTTGGGCTAGTTGCTTACCGCCTAATTCGTCAAGGGTGAATCTGATTTCTGAATTAGATTTTTCATTTGGTTTATGTACTGCTACTACGTTGTTGTCGTCGTTCATAACGATAACTCCTGTTTGTTTACTCGTTTAAAAAAATTATTGCTTGGCATATCAAGAACAATATGATAACAAGTGCTAAGTGCCAAGTCACTCTACGCCTCTGCTCCACTAGAGAACCCTGTGGTGATGTCTCCATCACCGAAGTCATTGATGAATTTTTTCATATCTGACTCGTCAATATCAGCATTTACACCCATACCAATTCCATCTTCTGTCTCGAAGATATCAACTCCGTCGGGAATTATGTCAGCACTCTTACACATAGATGTCAAAGAAAGAGACATCCCTAGAACTGTGCCGAGACTCCTGTCGTGTTGTTCGTTGTTGAAGTATGCTAGCATCATCATAGCGTCCTTTCTGCTTAGGCACTCTTTATTTACTAATGCTCTGATACAATTACATAAACTATCCATTATGTCTCCAATAATTGCCGACATATAAGCATTCATTTTCCCATCACCTTTTATATATTTTTTCATCTCGTCACTATACTCTTCAAAATCTTCATAGCTACCGAAGATATCTCTTGGATTTGGTGCATCTGATTCGATGGTTCTTCTACGGGCATCATTTAGTTTATCTTGTGTCAGGTATTTTGATTTTGCTTTGGGCATTCTCTCTCCTAGTTAGCTTGTTCGTTTTTGTTCATAGCGATTGCTATCATTTTATTTAATTTTTTTAACTGATTTCTGATTTTTAATCCACCCTTCTTCCTGTTATATTTTTCAATAATATTATATCTGTCTTGTTTGGTTGGTGGGGTTGGATTTGTGGGGTAGCCGTTGGTCACATCAACTAAATCCACCGCTAGAGACTCTATTTCCGTTGCTAATATTCTTAATTCGTCGTTGTCCATTGGGTAATATTCCAATGGGTCGGGAAGTCCCTTCGTTCCCAACCCCTTACTTAGCGAGAGAGTAGCTAAAATTGATTTTGTGGTATCTATCATATCAATAACTTGACCGAGTGATTCAAATAAATTTACTTCTAAAAAATCTCTTGGGAATTGGTCAGAGAAATCTGTCTCCGTTGCCCTGTTCGATGCTCTAACTTTGTCGTTCATAAAATCCATTTCGTCGGCTCCCTTTTTAATATTGTTTTCTTTATTTTACCTTTCACTTTGTTCAAGGTAAAATAAATAAAACTATATTATTAACTAATATTATACATAAATAACTTAAATAGCAATAGCTATCTTTGCTTGTCAGTATTGGTTTCTCCTTAGCTTTACTAAGCATAATATTTGTATTACTCAAGGTTTTGGAATGGGTTAAACGGTGCTAGCACGTTGATTTTAGGAGGGGCGGGAACACCACGAGATTCCTCAAGTGATGTTCCCTTGTCGAGAGAGAGCGACATAAATCTATCTCTTTTTAAAGGACTCTTTAATCCTCTTGATAGCATCTTTCGTATCGGGGATAAACATATCTTTGAATGCGAAGTAAACTACAGGTACTAGAGTCCCATATACTACAACAATTATTATTACCGTTAATACATCTCCAAGTTGCTGATTCATACTATTCTCCTTATGTTAGATACTATTTCTTCAACATTTATTTCATCACAATGCTCTTTGCAATTAGAACATATATCAGAAAAAGATATTAAAGCACCGCAACAATCGCTTTCCTTACTCCCCGGATAAGAATCCACCGACTCGTCATCTACCTTGACTTGGTAGGGGAATGCTAGCACTCCGTCACCTTCTGCCTCTAGAAGTACGTCAACTATTTGGTCTTTTTGAGATTCGTTTTCAACGGTTATTGTTATTATTTTAGACATTATTATTCTCCTTTTCTTGGATGATAAAGTCTAATACTTCTAGCATTATCATCCGTTGGTCTTCATATCCCCTGACATAATAGTCTTGGGTCTTAACTTTTTTAATAAACTCTCTCATTTTCCTTAGATATTTAAGTATATCTTCGTCATAGTAAAGAGTTTTAGATTCTTTTCCAAAGTACATACTGCTCTCCTTATTTGTAATGACCCTGTGAGTATTCCATTGTCTCTGCTAGCTTTCGTATTTCCCTGTCCAAAGTATCTACGGTAGCATCGACACTCTTGGTGTCTTTTTGTTCAACGACATAGAACACATTTGCTCTTTCTTTAGCATCTTCAGACATTTCTTTCTGATATCCCATACCGTGGTCAAATCCGAAGACACCTCTCTTGATTTGGAACAATAGGTCTCGAAGTATTCCGTTGGTTGCTATCGACATAACCCTCTGCAAATCCAACACTTCGTGACTTCTCTTTACCGGGAAGAGGACAACAAACTCCCTTACTCCGGGGAGAGAACCTTCATACTGACAACAATAAGTAGCGTGAATCTCGACGGCATTCCCCATCCTTGTAAGAATGTCTGCTAGCACCGAAGCCGTAGCCCCTAGTCTTGCAAATTCCATCTCATCGTTGAAGTGAGCAAGGGAGAAATTGATACCTATTCTCACATTTCTCCTCTTGTTGTCTCTCACCATTTTGTCCCAATAGTCGTCCCTATTGACCATAACCTTGTCGATGTTAAGTTCATCTCCATCGTCACTACATCTCCTAACCCTCTTCGATGATAGTCCTTGCCCTAAGTAAGAAGTAATGTCGAGTTGTTGTTCTACTTCTTCTCGATATTTTTCAAAGAAGTCCCTTACTTTCTTACTGCTCTTGCCGATAGTAAGATTCTCGACAAGTTGCTCCCTTGTCTTAACCGACCCATAAGTCCAATCCTTGTCGGTTATTTTGAAGACATCGTTAGTCAGACAAGCCTCGATATAGTCTTCTGCTGAATCAAATTCAAGACAGACGATTTCCTTCTCGGCACTATAGTCATATGATACATCGTTCTTTTCTGATAGAATATAATCAGACATATTTTACTCCTCGATTAAAGTGTTATTGGTTGATTGACATTGACACCATCTAAGCTAGATACTCTCGGTTCTGCTCTCTTGTAGTTGGTGGGAAACTTCTCCATCATCTCTTCAAGATTGATTTTCGATTTCTCTTCGTCTGTCCATTGAGCCGTCAAGTCAGCTAATGCGTAGAAGATGCTAGCTTTTGATAAGCCGCCCTCTATCTTCTTGCCCTTTCCTAGTGTCATCGGAGTTACCGATTTTTCTGCCACTACACCATTGACGGCTTGGTGAATCATTTTTGCCGAAGTGGAAAAAGCACGGGTAGAGATGTTGTATCTTAGCTTTTGGTCTCTAATCCGAGTCCTTAGTTCGAAGAGAGCATCTGCTAGCTCTTTATATTCCCCGACTATAGCTTTCTCGATTTCATTGTCGTAATCTATCGATATTACTGCTCCGGTGAATCTATCAAGAGTTGCCATATCTTGTTGGTTCCTTCCAACGTATTGGTGACTATTTCCATACCCTGTGCTATTATCGATGGCAATAAACGAGAAGTCATCGTGACGAAATCGATACGGATTCTCTGGGTCATTTGGAGTGAACATCAATCCTTGACCATCTAGCATAGAGTTATGAATGAGAGACATATTGGGGTCAAATCCATTGAACTCGTCGGCTACAATAAAGCCACCTTCCGAGAATGGTTTGACATATTGACCCTCAATATACCGACCATCAAATGTCGATTTCCCTAATAGTTGAGCCTCACTAACTCCGGCAGTACCGACGGCATAAGTATATTTAAACTTATCATCTTCGTCCCAATCTTTAGCCTTGGCAATTACCTTAAATAGCATCTCGGCTATTGTCGATTTCCCTGTTCCTCTTTCACCGACCATAAAAAGCTTGCCGTGAGTTATCAGTTTATCGAGACAATCTTGGTATTGAAAGTGGATTAAATCTCCATCGACTTGGTCAAAAATTACCTTATCCTTGACGGTGATTTGGACAGGTCTCGTTACTTCCTCGACTCTCTCCTCAATCATCTCCTCGATTTTCTTCCCATACTTGTCCTCCATCTTCTCGAGAACCTTTTCCGACGAGTAGTCTCCAATCACTTTCTCCATATCCGACAGACTTTTCTGCCCTGTAGTACCGTTGTTGTCCGACGATGAACTATTCCCACTACTTTGGTCGGAAGTATCTTTACCGTCGTTACTTGGTGGATTCCAACTTCCGTCTAGAAAGCCGTCTAATTCGTGTCTTCTAGCAAAAGCCGTCCAACTTGAACTGACACCGTCAGCTTCACATTTTCTTCTAGCGGATTTTCTCATTTCTGAAACATTCATTTTGTTCTCCTTGCCTCTCTCGGCAGTTTTGGTTTTTGGCTCAAATTCCGAGCCGTTAGTATTTCTATAAATGATAGCATCTTCAGTTCCTTCAGATGCTATCATTTATAAATACAAAGCCGTCAGTTCTTCCGACGGTTCTGCTTCTCACTACTCGATAGTTAGCATCTCGTCGATAAACTCGTCGGTTATCAATGCTAGTCTAGACTTCGTAAAGAGTCCAACTATCGTTTTTTGAGCATAACCATAAGAGCAGTCAAACTCTGTTGCTAAAAGACTTGTATATCGAGAGATTACAAAACTTCTCCGCTGTCTATCGGTAGCTTTTTTCATCTTCAAGACATTGTGACGGTCTAATCCATCCCAGTCTCCATTTATGAAGTGAGTCCATAGTGAATATCCATAATCACTCATCGTTCCGACGGTGATGACTTCATTCCTTCCCGAATGGAACATCCCAATTTGCTGCTTATTGACGAGAAGCACTTTTTTCATCTTGTCTTTTATGTTCATTTTACTCTCCCTGTTACTATCGTTGTTGGTTGTTTGATTAACTTTCTCATATCTTCTAACTCACCGAAGACATTTTTATTGTAATTCATCACGAAGAAGAAAGCATCAACTCCATAAGTGAGATGAATCTCTCTCGGTAAACTAGCATCAATATTGCCTAGTTCTTCCTTCGTGTAGACTCTTTCCATCAAGGCTCCCTTGGTAATACCGTCGGGTATTAATTCATCGATTAACTCTTTCTCGTCGAGAAAGTCTCCATAGTCGTAACCTTGATTTCCCCGACCCTTGCTTACTTCGTCTTCTAGATGGTGCTTAATCAGAGAACCTAACTCTTTGACTAAGTCATCTAAGTCTCCTAACAAGATTCTCACTCCAAAATTGTTTGGAAAACCGTGATGTTTATTGTCACCACATTGACAAGCAGTTTTACTAGGATTATCTTCGTGCTTCTTAAAAGCATTTAATATGCCTTCTATTTCCCCTGTTAATTCGAGGATTCTGTCGATTGTGTTCATTTTACTCTCCAAGCTGTGACGGTGCTAGAACATTCTAACACCGTCGGTTTTAGGTTATAATATCATCTCAAGAAGTACATCTTCGGTTTGATTTTCCTTGTACACCAAGACCATCCAAGATGGTTGAGGTGATTCTCCTTCCTTGACGATGAAGTAGTCGGAATTTTTAATCCATTCCAGTTCTCCAGTCCCACCGAGATGCTCTTCGCATTCTTTCCAAGACCATTCTCCCATTTCGAGATTTTTGTCCCAATCGAGTCTATTCTCGTCGATATAGGCTTCCCATAAGAGATGCTCTTTCATCACGGAGAACCAAGACTCGTCGTTGAGTCTATAGTCGGGGTGAATAGTGCATCTTTGGATTTTTCTCTCTTCTGCCGACGGTGGAAGAGCTAATTTCTCTTTGTATCTGTCAAAGTATGCCTTGAAATGCTCTAGCTTCTCGACGACTCTCTCGACGAGTTGTTTCTTATGTTTCATTTTACTCTCTCTTTACCGTCACTAAAGACGGTGGTTTTTCGTTAGTTGGTCTGTCTTCTTCAGGACGAGTAGACCAGTTCTCGTCGATACTGCTCTGGCGATGCTAGAACAATCTAGCACCGCTTCGAATAGTATTTCGACTATACTCTCTCGACAAATTTGCCATTTCGGTTCAGATAACCGTCACGTTTCTGACAATCTCCCGAGAGGTGACCGACGTTACCACCGACGAGTAAATCGTCGCTGATATTGATACACTTCAGCTTCAAGATTCCAATTTCAATCTCGTCGGCATTGTTACTATTCAGATATGCGTTATATACTGCGTTCAATCGTTCGTTTTTGCTCATTTTGTACTCTCTCTCTTTTTGTTGTTTTGTCGTCGATAAAACCTAGTGTTCTATCTTCGTTTTCTTATTCTAATTCTTGTTCTCTTTCTCTTTCCATATCACTAGCGATGCTATAGCGACGTTATAGATATGCTAGAACACCGCTTAGTGCTATGGTGTATTAACTCGTCGGTTAATACTACTTATCCACGAGAAGTGGACTTCGTATCCGCTAGAATCGTCAAGTCTCTTGCGAAAGTATCAGCAATCTCTTCAGGTGAGAGAAGCTTATATTCATCGAATCTTGCGAAGTGAGAAGGTTCGATATCTTCAGCAATCTCCGAGAAGCGGTCATCCTTGCCATCCGCCACTTTCTCGACGATAAAGTCCATATCGTGATGTTGTCCTGTTCTCTCTGCGTAGTCTTCGAAGAATAACTGTCTTTCTTCGTCGTTCATATTCGTTACTTCGTGACGGTTTTGAGTGGTCACGACTGCAACGTCCTTAGTCACCGTGTCTGTGGTGATAGCAAGGTCGATTATGTCGATTGTGTCCTGTGTGTCGAACATATTGATTGTTTTCATTTGATACTCTCTCTTTAGTTATGGTTCTGT